GCCTCCTGTTTTGCGTTAAAAACTCCGCAAAATTGCGGGAAAAGTGTTGACCGCGTTTCAATTTTAGAACAAATGTTCCGCATACGAAACACGGTGGCCTTATTTTGATGCAAAATGATACACTTGCCCACCGTGCTGCTCAAAATTGAGCGGCTGCTTCCCCGGCCCTGTTTTGCCAGGCATCGGGAAAAGAATCTCGCCAGACCTGTTGACAGATTTTCCCTCGGGTGGCAATGCTCGCCTCACGGAGCTAGTAACTCCTCGCAGGCGGAACGACGCGCTCACCTTCGAGCCCGTCAACGCCACCCGAAAGTCTGGCCTTTTTTGTGTCCATTGACCATCCGCCGCGCGGCCCTGGTCATCGAGGGACCAACACGGAATCAGACTCCGGGTGTGAACTAATACAAGACCTCGCAAGAGGGAATATGTTCGCCGTCCTGCGACGGTTACTAGCACCCGGAGTTTTCTATTTCGGAGACTCCAATAGTAGCCCTCGCAGGAGAATCTATGTCTCTCGATCTCGTTTCCGATCTGTGCGTGTCCGAAGGTCATCCCGTTGTTTCCTCCGTCAAAGTCGCCGAACGATTCGGCAAGCGGCACGATGATGTGCTTCGCGCAATCCGAAACTTAACCAAAGGTTTGTGCGAGGAATACCGTCTCCGCAATTTTGCGGAGTGCTTTAAAATCAACGAGTTGGCCAATGGGAAGAAAGAGCCTTTCTACAACCTGACCCGTGACGGCTTCTCACTGCTGGTCATGGGCTTCACCGGCAAGGAAGCCTTGGCCTGGAAGGTCCGCTTCCTGGAAGCCTTCAACGCCATGGAAAAGGCCCTGCTCGAAGGCTACACGCGCAAGGCCCCCGAAACCGCCGTCATCTCCACCGTCGCCGACCGGCAACCCCTGCACAACCTGATCAACGTCTGGGCGCGGCTGGGCTGCATCCATCACCGCGACGCCTTTGCCATGGTTGCCGCTCGCTACTCCCTCCCCACGTACACCCTGCTCCCCACGGCCTGGCTCCAGGACGCTATCGACTGGGTCCAGTCCCAAATCGACGAGGTCCAGGCCCGGCGTCTGACGTCCGCGTCCGCTCCGGAAAGCCTGGAAAAAATGCTCCGCGATGCCCGCGCCGAGGGCGTCATGGACGTGGCCCAGGCCTTAAACAAACTTCCGGTCACGCCAAAGCCAGCGGCGCCGCGTCCTGTCCCGGACGAACGCGCGCTCAAGGCCATGAGCGCATTGATCGTCACGGTGGTCACGCTGTTATCGGGCTTTAACGCGTCAACCGCCGATCTGCGCACGGCGGTGTCGTCCATCCTCAAAAAAGGCGTGCCGGATCGGGCCGCCGTTTCCGTATAGACAACCTTGCCCGGTCATCAGAATGGCCGGGCAAGGACGGCGAGCACGGTCCGGACAATGGCGTCCGGTCCGGCGCCCGCCGCGAGCAACGAGGCTACGATCCCTTCCACGGCGATTTTCATGGCTGTGTAGGTTTCGGCGGTGCTGGCATCTATGGGCATGGAGACAATGGCATGAGTGATGGCGCGCAAAATTTCCGGGTTGGCTCCGGCCTGCCGCAACATGGCATAGGCGGCCTCGTGCAAATTGTATTGGGCCAACAGGGAGTTGTACTCTTCTTCCGAAATTTCGACCTCGACCGGTCCGACACGGTACGGCGTCGGGCATTCGCCAACGTTTTCCGTCCGGCGCGGCACGATGCTCAAGGGGACCACCTTGGCGGGCACGCCAATGGCGCGAAACATTTCTCCCTCGCTGTAAAACAGCCAATTCATATTCAGGGTAAATTTTTCGCCGATGGCCAGCAGCTCGGAAAATTTTGGCTCCGTCTTGCCCTTGGAGCTGGCCCAGCTCCAAAGCTTGGTCCGCGACATTCCAAGTTCCGCGGCCAAGTCCGCGCGCTTCCCCTGGTATGTGTCCAACACTTTCGCCAATCGCTCATTACAGCGAACGCCGTCCCTTTTTTTTGTCATTGTTGTTTCCCCCTTCTGGACAGGTGTTTCACATTGTTGTATTTGTGTTCTGTATTTGTAACAAAATGAGCGAGGATAGTATGGAGTTGATACAACAGCCGACACGACGTTCACGATTGGACGCATGGCTGCGGGAGCGACGCATCACCAAGCGTCGTCTCGCGGCTCACCTTGGCCTTTCGTATGCCCGCACTCTGCAAATTTTGCGGGGCATTTATCTTACATCGGAGCACCGCCGCCGCCTGGTCGACGCCGGCCTGCCGCCGGAACTGCTTCCGGAGCCCAGCGATGACTGACGACATGATGCTGAAACGCGGCCGCAAGGTGACGTACCGCGAGCGGGAGCAGGTCAATTTCTGGATTGACGCCGCCCTGTACGGCGAGCTTTGCGCCTGGGCCGCCGACAATGAATATTCGGCGGTGGAGGTGCTTAATGCCAGTATTGCGTGTGGCCTCCCCACTGTGATGTTCAACCCTGATTTCATTGTGGCATTAAAGAGTAAATTTGAAAAAGAAACAGCTTGATGGAATTAGCATAAGAGCTCTGGTATCTGTTTCTTTTTTTTGGTGTTTTGTGTTTCGTATATGAAACAAGTGTAGGTTTTTATCAACATGGAAGTCAAGGAGTGAACATGGCGAGGCCGAAAACAAAACATCGGGACGACCCCGGCGAGGAGATAATCCGCGGGCGGCTGGATTATGCGGCGCAAATCGGCATGGCGAACGGCATCACGCCGCCAGAGGTCGCCGCGTTGCGCCCCCTGCTGGCCGTGCTGCCCGTGGCGATAGCTCGGGAGCGAGTGGCCGAGGTGTTGGGGCTGGAACTTAGCCCGAAAACACTGGCCAATATGGATTCGCTCCAGACCGGCCCGAGACTGCGGTTTCTTGTGGGGCACCGCGCGATGTATCCCACGGCGTATTTGCTGGAATGGATGGAGCGTCGCGGACTGGAAGTCGTCGCACGGAGGGATGCGTAATGTTAGCGCAACGCTTCTCCGCGCAAAAATTCCTCCGCCAAATGCACATACCGTTCCGTGGTCTCCAGGGTGCGGTGCCCCATGAGCTGTTTCAAGGTCAATACACTCATCCCGGACATGATTGCCCGCGTGCCGTAGGTGTGCCGGAGGCTGTGAAAAACAATTTTGTCTTGGGCGCGGGTGAATCCCGCGTTCAGTTCAAGCTCGCGGGCGATCCAGGTAAAAATGTGGCTCATGCGGTCCCCGGTCAGGGGCGTGCCCTCGTCCCAGAAGACGTGGGTCTGCTCCGCCGGCCTGGCCGCGCGTCGGCGGAGCATGTCCAGACAGGCCTCGTCCGCGAATACGGTCCGATCCCGGCCGGATTTGGTTTCGACAAGGCGGATGGCGTTGCGATCCAGGTCCACGAACTGCCAGCGCAGGCCGCATGTTTCAACAAGCCGCGCGCCGGTGTTCAGGGCAAACAGGATGGCGTCGTGGAAGACCAGGGCACTGGTCTCGGAGCGGTACACCTTGCGCACGGGCAGGCGCGCCGTGTCGGCGGCGAGGAGCAGGATGGCATCGGTTTGCGCCGTGGTCAGGATGCGCCAGCGGGCGTTGTCCACGCGCTGGCGGCGGATCTGGGCGCAGGGGTTGGCCCCGCTGAAGACAGGGACGTGCGGGGCGTCCGCGCGCAGGGGCATGAGCTGGGCCTGACGGAAGATTCGCGAGGCCAACAGCAGACACTGATTGATGGTGGCCACGGACAGGGGCCGGGCGGCCTTGGGGTCAAATTTGCCGGTCTTGCCTTGCAGCTCCCGCCGCAACGCCTCGATGGTCACGGGGGTGATTTCGTCCAGGGGGAGATGCCCGAGAAAGGGCAACAGGTGGTGGGACAGGCGGGACTGATCGGCGCGCCAGGATCGTTTGTTGCACCGCGCCCAATCCAGATACCGCGCCGCCACGTCCGCGAAGCGCACCCGCTCCAGGTCGTATCGGGTGATTTTTTCCTCGGTTTCGACGCAGTGCTCGCGCCGCAGTTCGGCCAGCGTGTACGTTCGACCCAACTCGTCGGCGCGCTGCATGATTCTGGCGCGCAGGTCGGAGGCCGTGCGCGCGGTGTAGCCGTCGCTCGCCCAGCCCACGCCCTCCTCGCGGGTCTTCCCTCCCCGGTCCTTGTATCGGATGGAAAAATACCGGTCTGGCCGCCTCATATACTTGCGCTCCGGGTGCTCGCGGCAGCGCACGCCGACCAGCCCGTCGACCCTGATCCAGTTTCCCATGGCGCCCTCCCTGATCCCACCTTCTGTCCCACTCCTGTCCCACCCCTTGCGGGACGAAACGGGAAGATACGGGAAGTTTGCCAGGATTTGGCCACGTGTCCAGCCAAAAAAAAACCGGGTCTGCGCCCGGCCTTTCTTCCTTCACTTGTAACAATCCAAGGGTGTTATGTGATGATTTCGCAAAAAAATAGTGGTGCCGGAGGCGAGACTCGAACTCGCAAGAGGTTGCCCTCGGTGGATTTTGAGTCCACGGTGCCTTTTTGCGTTTGTTTTTTAAAAGTATTTTTATTTCAGGCTATTATTTTATATTCGACGACGGCCTTGGTCCGTATTGCGTCGATTTTGTCCCACTCTGGTCCCACCGTTTGCACGGGATGGAGGCGGGCATGACTCCCAATCCTCCAAAAAAAAATATGGCGGCCATGAATGTGGTGGGCACCATGCCGCCCCATGACATTTCGTCGGAACAGGCCCTGCTCGGGGCAGTCATGGCCAAGGGCGAACGCCTGGACGACGTGCTGCCCATTCTCGCGGCCGATGATTTCTATTCCGGTCAACACCAGATTATTTTTCGCGCAATTTTGCGCCTAGTCGACGACCAAAATATCGTCGACCTGGTGTCGCTGGCGTCGTGGCTCCAGTCGTCCGGGGAACTCGATGCAGCCGGTGGTTCCGGCTATTTGGCCCGGCTCCTGGCTGACGTGCCCGTACCCGCGAACGTGCTCAGGTGGGCCGAGATCGTGCGCGACACGGCTCGCCGGCGAAGGGTGATGCAGTTGGCGACGGAGCTGTTTCAGGCCGCGTCCGACCCTGCCCAAAACGTGGGCGACGTTGCCGCGTCCGCGTCCGACCTGGTGGACGGGGTGCTGGCCGACAAGCTGGATACGGGCCGCCAGACGCCGCAGCAAGTCGTGTCTGATTATTTGTGGTGGCTGGATCAGTCCGTGGACGAGACAGCCGGCGTGCAACTCCCGTTTCCCAGAGCGCAGCAAATGACCGGCGGGTTTTTACCGGGCGAAATGATCGTATTGGCGGGGCGGCCCTCAAACGGGAAAACGGCCCTGGCTCTGAACGCGGGCATCTACGCCATTGGTCAGGGCAAGCGGATCGGGATTGTGTCCCTGGAAATGCGGTCCCGTGCGCTGATGGGCCGCTTGAGCGCCATGGCGCTGGACATCGACGCCCAGAAGTTCCGCAACCGGACCCTGACCAGCGACGACAGGCGACGGATCGAGGATTTCTGCAAGCGGTTCGCGGCGCGGCCGATCCGGATGTGGGACGAACCCGAGTTCTCGCCGTCGCGGATGCGGGCCGTGGTCAAGAGCTGGAAACGCCAGATGGGCGGGCTGGATCTGCTGATCGTGGACTACCTCCAGCTCATGGGCTCGGATCAGATCGACGGGCGCATGTCCTTTAACCGGGAGCAGGAAGTTGCGCGGATCTCCAAGGCCACCAAACGTCTGGCCCTGGGCGAAGAGGTGCCGGTGATGATCCTGGCCCAGCTCAACCGCGAGGCCGAGAAGTCGGCCAAACCAATGTTGTCTCACCTTCGCGAGTCCGGGAGCCTGGAGCAGGACGCGGACTTCGTGTTGTTCTTGTCGTTCTGGGACCCGAGACAGGTCGGGCATATCGTGGAGGTGGATCTGGACGTGGCCAAGGGCCGGTCATCCCAGACGGGAACCGTGCCTCTGAACTATGTGCGGCCGTTTTTGCGCTTTGAACAGCGCGGGGAGGGAATGTGATGGGTGTTCTGTTGGCGGCGTGCGGGCTGGCTCTGGGATTATGGGGCGCGGTGGCCGTGTATCGGGTGCAGGTTGCGCGCGGCTCGGCCGCGTTGCGTGGGGATTTTGTGGGGCCGGACGGCGAGGCGTCGCGGCGGAAAACGGTGGAACGGATTGGGAGGGCGAGATGATCCTGATTGGTTTGAGCGGAAAAATCGGCGTGGGCAAGACCGCCCTGGCGCGGGAGCTGTGCTCGCGCTCGGAGCAGGCCATGCGGCTGTCGTTCGCGGCGGCGCTGAAGCGGGAGGCTGTCGCGCGTTACGGCTATGACCCTCTGCTGAACGAGACGGCCACGGGTAAGGAAACCATGGTCCGGCATCGGGAACTGGTCGGCGGCGAGGCCAGTGTGCGCCAGATTTTGATTGCCATGGGCCAGGAGCGGCGGGCCGAGAATCCGGAGTATTGGTGTGATCGTCTGGCCCATGTGGTTGGCGTGTTGCGCGGAGCCGGGGCGCGCATGGCCGTGGTGGACGACGTGCGCTTCCCCAACGAGGTGGCCCTGATCCGCCGCCTGGGCGGGATGCTGGTGCGCGTGGAGCCGTATGACGGCTGGAAGCCGGGGCCATGCGCCCAGGATGCGTCCGAAACCGCACTGGACAACGGGCGCGGGTGGGACCTCGTGGCACGGCCCGCGTTCGGCGCCGACGGATTGCGCCGGGCCGCGAATGAAATTTTGTGGCAATGGTCCGAGGTCCCGGCATCATCGGCGGGTGAAAATTAGGAAATCAGCAGGTCGCGCCATCTGGTGTTCCCGCGCCCCGTGGAATCTGTGCGCCTGGGTCATTGGCGGACAGAATGCGCAACGGGCGGACGGGCCGGCGCGGTGCCGCCGGCCAGGTCAACACCTCCATCTTCAGGGGCCGACGCGATGTGTCGGTCTCGCACCAGATGGCGCGACGAACGAAAAGGAGGGCGTATGCCATGTTCATGCGGCCGGGCGCTGTTGCCCGGAGAAACACAGTGCGAGCGGTGTCGTCGGCGCGAGTATGAGCGCCGAAGGCAACGGGCGAGACATCAATACGAGACGCGGATTTGCGAGGAGTGCGGGGCGCCCTACGAGACCACGAAGACGTCCAATCGACATACCTGTGGCGCGCTGAAGTGCCAGCGGGCGCGCGCCGTGCGCCTGGACCGCGCCGCCAGGGCGCAACGCCGGCCGCAAATCGTGCTGACGTGCCCGATATGTGGCCGCAGGGTGCCGCGCAAGAGCTCGAGGCAAAAAACGTGTCTGGCGCCTGAATGCGCGGCGGCATGGAGTCGGCTCGCCCAGAAGCGCGCTGGCCGCCGGGCAACGTCTCGCCGGCCCGCCACGCCTGGTCCAGGGTTGGCCGGTCGTGGGCCCTGGGGCCTGGACGTGGGTCCCTGGGCGTCCGAGACCTTGGACGCGGGCCTTTTGCCGCGCGAAGTAATATCCTATTTGTCGGCGGAAATGCTCCCGCTGTTGTGAGGTGCGCATGAGTTACCAGACGTATGTTGGCCGCACGGCCAGGCATCTTGGCGTGGTGGATCGCGACGCGCGGGCCGAGACGGCGCCGCCGTGTCGCGGATCGTGGGCCGCGTGGAAAAAGGCGGAGGAAGCGGCCCAGGAGCGGGCAAAAAAATTCAACACAACGGGGGAGCGCCGTGGCTAGAGTGATCAAAATATCAAAATATGTCGGGCAGGCTGTTTGCGCGGCGACGATGTGGCACGTGGCCATGCAGGCGCTTGTCGCCGCTGACGTTTTGTCGCCCGCCGCGCGCGGACAGGCCGCGAAATGCTCGCGGTGGTATCGCGCCGCGCTCCATGTCTCGATACCCGACGAAGGCCTGCCGGAGGTGACGCGCCGCAAGGTCGTGCGCCAGGCAAACGCGGCCCTGGCACTGGCGGACCGCGTGATGCCCGAAGCGGTGACATACGTGCCGTTTATCGCCGCGCGAATGGAGGCCTCGTGGCTGATGTTGGACCATTTGCTCGTGCATCACGGGGATGCGTTCCGCCCGCGCCAGCCGTGGACATACCTACGCCAGGTGTCGGCGTCGTTTTTTTCGATGATTTGGCCAGACGTGGGCGAGGAATGGACTGGGCCGGTCTGCGCATTCGCGCGCGAGATGTATACGGAGCTGGCGGCATGACGGCGCTGGTCGTGTATTTATCGGGCGTTGTTTTTTTTGCCTTCCAGTCCGCGATGTGTGCGCCTCGCCGACGGCTATTTTCTGGCTCGCGCCCATGGCCCTCGCCCACGCCGCGCGCCGGCCGGGGACGCGCATTCACGCCGCGGTGGTTGCATGGCGGCGGAGGGGGGGCGGGACGTGAGCGAGTTGAATTCGACCAACAAAAAGGGGGAATACAATGACTTGTGATGCCAGTTTTACACTAGAATGCCCGTGCTGCGGCGCGGTAGTGTCCGTCAAAATTCAGACGGAGTGCGCCTCCGTTAGCAAAATTACCACACCGTCGCATTGCTCCACTCGCGGCGCGCGTGTTGACGGCAAGGCCACGATCATCGGCAACGCGGATGGAACGCCATTCCGGATGAACGGACGCGATATTTGGATTGCCGTCCTGGACGCGAAATATCGGGCTGCGTCGGTAGCATGGGCCGCCGAACGCAACACAGACGCAGTGGAAACGTGCCGACAGGTGATGCTATCCGGCGCCCCGGGCGACCTGCCCACGGCGGATGTGTTGCTGAAAATTTGGCAGCATCGGGATTTTATCGACGCCAACGACCCGACGATTGGGGATTTTCCCGACTATGCCCTGGCAAACTGGGGTTTTGGCAGCGCCAATGGGGCCTACGTCTGGTCCTCGTCGGAGTACTTTTGCAACCTACGCGGTCACCGTGTATTCCGGCGGAGACGTGAACAACTACTTCAAGTTCTACCAGTTCGGGGTTGGTCCCGTCCTGGAGATCCCGGCCTAGCGCGCTAGCCCCGAACCTTGAACCTCAAGCAAAGCGCCGCCTGAGCGGCGCGGAGGGATCTGCGATGAAATCTACGCCAGGTGTCGGCGTCGTTTTTTTCGATGATTTGGCCCGACGTGGGCGAGGAATGGACTGGGCCGGTCTGCGCATTCGCGCGCGAGATGTATACGGAGCTGGCGGCATGACGGCGCTGGTCGTGTATTTATCGGGCGTTGTTTTTTTGCCCTCCAGTCCGCGACGTATGCGCCGTGATGGTTGCATGGCGTGAGCGAGTTGAATTCGACCAACAAAAAGGGGGAATACAATGACTTGTAACGGCAGTCTTACGTTAGAATGTCCGTGTTGCGGCGCCGTGGTGCACGCCAAAATTCAGACGACGGAGTGCGTCTCCGTTGGCCAAATGACCACGCCGTCGCATCGCCCGGCTCGCGGCGCGCGTGTTGACGACAAAGCCACGATCATCGGCAACGCGGACGGCACGCCATTCCGGTTTAACGGCCGCGATGTTTGGATCGCCGTACTGGACGCGAAATATCGGGCGGCGTCGGTAGCAGTTGCCTCCGACGGCAACACAGACGCAGTGGAAACGTGCCGACAGGTGATGCTATCCGGCGCCCCGTGCGACCTGCCCACGGCGGATGTGTTGCTGACAATTTGGCGACAGCGGGAGTTCATCGACGCCAACGACCCGACGATTGGGGATTTTCCCGACTATGCCCTGGCAAACTGGGGTTTTGGCAGCATCCATGGGGCCGGCGTCTGGTCCTCGTCGGAGTACCCTAGCACCAGCGCGGTCAGCGTGGGTTCCGGCGGAGACGTGTACGGCGGCAGCAAGCACGGCCAGTTCGGGGTTGTTCCCGTCCTGGAGATCCCGGCCTAGCGCACTAGCCCCGAACCTTGAACCTCAAGCAAAGCGCCGCCTGAGCGGCGCGGAGGGATCTGCGATGAAATGCTTTTACCATTCGGCCGACCTGGACGGCCACTGCTCCGGGGCTATTGTCAAAATGGCGGAGCCGGAATGCGAGATGTTCCCGATCGACTACGGCCAACCGTTCCCCTGGGACTCCATCCGCCCCGGCGAGGTGGTGATGATGGTGGATTTCTCGCTTCAGCCATTCGCGGACATGGTCCGCCTGAATGAACTAGCAACGCTGGTCTGGATTGATCATCACAAGACGGCCCTTGACGACGCGGCGGCAGCCGGTGCGCGGATCGACGGCATCCAGCGCGAGGGCCTGGGGGCCTGCGCCCTGGTCTGGGAGTGGTTCCACCGGGGCGAGACTATGCCGTATTCCGTGCGCCTGCTAGCCGAATACGACGTGTGGGACCATCGTGACGCCAACTGCCAGCCCTTCCAGTACGGCTTGAGACTGGAAAACACGTGGCCCGAGGCCGAGGTGTGGCGCAGACTGCTGCGCGGCCGAGACAGCATGGCGGACATTATTCTGCACGGCGACATAGCTCTGCGCGTCGATGCCAAGACCAGCGAGGTATACGCCACGAGCTGCGCCTATGAGACGGAGTTCGAGGGCATGCGCTGCATCGCCATGAATCGCATGTGCTGCAACTCCAAGGCATTTGATCCGATCGTGGACCCGGAAAAGCATGACGCCATGCTCACCTGGGGCTGGCGCGGCGGGAAATGGACCGTCAGCCTGTACGCCGCGCGCGAGGACGTGGACGTCAGCGCCATTGCCAGGCGTTACGGTGGCGGTGGGCACAAGGGCGCGGCCGGCTTCAAGTGCCAGGGCGAGTTGCCGGCGGGGGTGAGGCCGTGACGGACGCCGCGCCAGAAGCCCGCATGGCCGGAGAGATTCCGGCCATGCTGCGCAGCCTGGCTTGGGCCATGGAGGATCTGGGCGTGGGGATGGTGTATTATGGCGGGCTCGGCCCGCTGGCCCGGCGCGGGCAAGAGCTGGTCGCCTCGGCCGCCGTGGCCCGGATCTGGGCCGACGAGGCCGAGGCTGAAAGTCAGTATCGCGGCGAGGCCGAGGAACCAGAGGAGGACGAATGAACGAGCGCCCAATACTCATGAATGGCGACATGGTCCGCGCGCTGCTTGACGGGAGAAAGACACAGACGCGGCGACCATTGAGGAGGGACATTTCTGGTCGGGTAGGGAGGAGCGGCCGGTCATGGCATCTGGACGACCCGGCTTGTGTGAATGCCTGCCCGTTCGGGCAGCCAGGAGACCGGCTTTGGGTGCGGGAGACGCATGGCTTCTGCCCTCGGCACATGGGCGTGGACCGATGGTCTTATACGCCAGAAGAGGCACGGGCTATTTATGCAGCCGACGGCGTTCCGAAGCTTAGCGGGCCGCGCGGGTTTTGGTCTCCAAAGATGCGGCCATCAATCCACATGCCCCGCTGGGCCTGCCGTATCGTACTGGAAATTGTCGACGTGCGAGTCCAGCGGTTACGCGATATCACCGGCGAAGAGGCAAAGGCCGAGGGTTTGCGCGGGGTCACAAAGGACGGGGCGCGCGTGAAGTGGGGAATCCCAGACGCTGACGGGCTGCCCGGCACAGACGATTACGGATGGCCGTGGCGCGAATGGTCCGCAGATCCGCGCCAGGCGTTTCGGAAAATTTGGGACGACTGCTATGCCAAGCGCGGCAATGGATGGGACGCGAATCCATGGGTGTGGGTCGTTGAGTTTCGGAGGGTTGAGGCATGAGTAATTGCAGGTTTTATTTGTTCCTCGTGGCCATGGTCGGCGCGGGGTTTTTTGCCGGATATCATGTGGGCACTATCGGGACACTTCTTGGCGCCGGATGGAAAATTGCGCTCGGGCTACTCGCCTACATTGCGGCCTGCGCGGCCGTGACGTCTGCCCTGGTCCTGGGGTGCGTTGTTTTTGCCACCGAAATTGAGTCCTGCGAATATACCGTGGACGAGCACGGGAAGCCCGCGTCCGTGACGCTTGCCTTCGGCCCATGGCGATGGACAAGGGAGATCCCGACGACACGGATTGGCGGCGAGTAGCATGTATGATGGCCTTAGCGACGAGTCTCCGGCGCTGCGGCGGTTTCGCGAATTACTGCGGACGTGTCCGTTGTGCGCGGTCGTGACGGACGAGCGGATACTCCTGTGTGCGGTGCAATTCACGGCGGACCGGCGGCGACTGGTTGAAAATTACGACTGGCTGCGGGGCCATTGGCCGGAGTTCTGCGAGGCCGCCGACCTGTTTTGGCTCGATCCGGATGTGTTTGCCTGGGTCGAGGCGCACCCGTGCGCGCGCCGGGGCGTGACGTATCGGACAATGTACGCCACGACGCCCGCTCTAGATGCGCCAAAGCTGTGCGTGCTGGCCTCGGGTGAAAATTCAAGCGATAGATGAGGTTTTGTTTCTGACGGCCCGCGATGCGTGGCTTCGCGGGCCGGATTGAAGCAAAATTTTGCGGGGTCTTTGATAAACAAATAGGTGAGATTTCATGCTGACCCGGGGCGTTTGCGTCCCGGGTCGAAGCGGATGGTTATTCCCAGACCAAGCGGGTCATTTGCCCGCACTCCGAGGTCTGGATCTCGGTCTGCCCCTCGTATTTTTTCGCGGAGACCCTGATCGCCTCTGCCAGCTCTGGCGGGCAGTCGGCGGCAATCTCTAGCCGCATGCCGTCGTAGGGCAGAAACGCGAGGCGTTTGTAATCGCCGTGTTCTGCGGCCTGGCGGTCGGCGTAGACCACCCCTGCTGCCTGTATCCCGACGAAAAGCCGTTGGCCTGTCATCATCGGGCACCTCCCAGGACGAAAAACCCACTGGCGGTGGAGATGATGGTTTTTTGGCCGATCGCCACGGCCAGCTCAATGGCCGTGGCCAGGTCGCGGCCCCGAAGCCCCTGTAAATTTAGCAGATCGAGCCCATGAACATACATGATCCTCATGACCGCCTCCAGGCTGCCCAGCGGAGCAGGCCAACGGCGAGAGGGACGAGGATGCCGGCCAGGGTGGCTAGCTTGATCATTTCCAGGGCGAGATGTAGGGCATTTGTACTCATATCGGAGGCTCCTTCCGGTTTGGGTCATGCCCGGCGGCGTTGCAGCGCGCGCCGGGCGTTTTTTATTTGACGATCTTGATGGGGAACAGGGCGGCCATCACGCCCCCGGGTTGGGCAGGAATAGCTTGCATTCCTGCTGCCATTTTTCATTGTCCTCATAATCGGCCCACATTCTTCTCGCCCAATCCGCCAGGGCCAGGCGGGCAATGCCGTCCAGCCCCTGCAATTTTGCGAGGAGGGCCGGACCGTCTACCCCCCACTTTTGGTCGTACTGATTGAGCGACATGGCGTCCGAGACCTCCCAAATCAAAGCGTTTTGCGCCCACCTAGTTGCCTCGGTTCCTCCGGGGAACCCGCCGGTCCAGGTCCCGTTCAGTGTGTCCAGCACGAGGCAGGCCTCGTGCTCGGTCAGGGATTTACGGGCGAGCGTGAGCCCGAAATCCAGTAACGCCCAATAGTTGTTCACGGCCTCAATGACCGTGGTGGACCTGTTTCCGCCCATGTGCTGATCGGTGCGGGCGTCGATCTGGGCCAGCATGTCGGCGGACATGCTGATCGATATGGGTTTTTTCCAATTTTCCTTGGCCATGTATCCTTCCTTTCGGCTTGTACGGCCACGCGAGGGATTCGCGGGACCGATGGAAGCCGGGAGCCGGTGGGCTCCCGGAGAAGGTTACAGCTATTCTTCCGCTGCCTCGCGGTACTCGGCGATTTCGTCGGCGTCGGCGTAGCCGTGTTCCAGCAGGGCCGCGAGGTGGTTTTCGCCCATCCCGCCGGTCAGTCTGCGGCACCTCCACTGCGCGTCTTCCAGTAGTGCCTCCTCGATGTCGCCGTTGAGGATCATGTTGGCCTCGACAGTGGCCTCGACGCCCTGGACCGCCTCGGCCAGGGTCATCTCGCCAGCCGGCCAGTGGTCGTACAGGTTGCAGTAGGAAAATAGCCAGTCGTCGACGTTCCAGACCTGCACGTCGCCTTCTGCCTCATCAAACAGGCGAGTCAGACACTCGTCGGCGGCGTCTGCGTCGGCGGTCAGTGTTCCGACAAAATTTGGCCCGTTCCAGTCCGTGTCATGTCCGTCGTGGACCCGCTGCAGCATGGCGCGGACATCGTCGCGACCCATGAGGTCGACCAACTGCTGGCCGGTTATGTAGGGGTTGATGCTCCAGGTCATGGTGCGGCCATGCCACTCATCGGCCGGGCGGGCATTGCCGATCTCGCCAGAGTAGTCGGCACAGACCCGGCCGTCCTCGTACAGGTAGATGTAGGCTGGCTGGGGGTTGATCTGGCCTGGGTACTGATAAAACAACGGTGCGTGATCGTTTGCGAGGGATTCGATCTGGGTGAAATCTAGCATGGTGGTCTCCTGTTTTTCCGGTTGCAGCCGGGGTTGTTGTGCTTCGTTGACTATTTAGTAAGTCCTTACTAAACACAGGTCAAGGTATTTTGTAAAAGTTTATTAAAGTATTTTTTAACAATAAACGCCAGGGGGTTGCAATGCGAAAACGGAGACGTGGCGGGACGCGCGTCGGGGCATCTGGCGCGGATGTGGCACAGATGACCGGCCGACCGCTGGCCGAGGTGGAGCGAGTGCTGCGCGGCCTCGTCGCTCGTCGCGTGCTCTACGAAATCGGACAGGGGCGATATCTGCCCAACCCAGACCCGGAAACATGGCTTCCGGAGGGGGGCGCGCATGGCGAATCCGCAGTGTGAGCACGGGTTTACGCGGATCGCTAACGAGTTGCTGGACGCGGCCCTGCTCCGGCTGTCCGCCGAGGAAACTGTGATGTGGCTGGCGCTGGTGCGCGTGACATACGGGTACGGCCGGAAAGAGGCGGACGTGACCCGCGAACAGCTGGCGGGCATGTGCGGCCAAAGCCCGCGCACGGCCGCCCGCGCCCTCGCCGCCCTTGCTGCTCGCGGCGCGCTCTATATCCATCGTAACGGGCCGAAACCAATGACCGTACGCCTGGAAAAGGACTACGAGAAATGGGCCATCCCAAAAGAGGTGCCAGATATGGCACATCAAGGCCCAAAAGAGGTGCCAGATATGGCACATCAAGGCCTCAAAAGAGGTGCCAGATATGGCACATCAAGGGCCTCGCAACAATTAGAAGAAAGAAATAAGAATAAGAGAGACCCTCAACCCCCCTCTTTTGAGGCCATGGAGGTTGCCCAGAAATATCACGCGCGCATTCGGACGATTCTCCCGAGCCTCGCGCGAAGCATCGGAAGCCAGGCTGATGAAAAAGGGGCCGCTGCCCTGGACGCCCTGGTGCGGATCGACGGACATGATTGGGAGCTGGTCAAGTCCGTGCTCAGGTGGGCTCTGACGGACGAGTTCTGGGCGCGGAATCTGCGGAGTCTGGCGTCCGCCCGGACGCGCGGGAAGAACGGGAGTACGAAGTTCGAGAACTGCCTGGCCCAATTCGAGCTGTGCCGTGAAACAGTCAGGGCGCACGGAGCCCCGGCCGTCCAGACGGTCACGCACACGCTGACCGAGGACGAGCTGACCGCGCGCCGGGCCGCGAATGCGCTCTGGCGGGAATGACAGTGCAAAGGGGCAAGGGCGGGGCAAGTTTCCGCGCAGGCGCGGGCATGAGGCGGTAGATAGAGGGCAAGGGGGTTGGTTTTGCCCTGGGGTGGGGCGGAAAGCTGGGGCAAGGGCGGAGGTTGGGAGCCGGGTTCGGGTGGTCATGCCCGGCCCGGCTTTTTTCTGTCTTGACAAAACGTCCGTTATGGACGGAAAAGACGGACGACAAACACGGACGGTGTGGACGCCGGAAGCGGACGGCGTAAGCTGGACAAAATGTCCGTACAACCACCGCGCGGCGGTTAATTCAGGCAAAGGGGCGAAAAATGGGGAAAGTCGTCGGGTACATTCGGGTCTCCACGGACAAGCAGGACGTCGACGGCCAGCGGCTCCAGATCCTGGACGCGGCCAATGCGGCCGGGCTGACCGTGGGCGAGTTTCAGGCGTTCGAGGTGTCGTCGCGGCGCTCGCTCGATGAGCGGGGCATCACGGCCCTGCTGGCGTCGGTCGAGGCCGGGGACATGGTCATCGTGTCGGAGCTGTCGCGCCTGGGCCGGTCACTGGTCCAGGTGGTGGGCATCGTGGACCAGATCCTGACTGCAGGGGTCGGGCTCTGGTCGATCAAGGAGGGGATCAGGCTGGCCGGGGAGCTGGACATTGCCGGCAAGACCATTGTGACCATGTTCGGTCTCATGGCCGAGATCGAGCGGGACCTGATCAGCCAGAGGACCAAGGCTGGGCTGGCCGCTGCCAGGGCCAAGGGCAAGCAGCTCGGAGCACCCAAGGGCGCGCGGTGGTCGAAGCTGGACCAGCACGAGGAGGAGATTCGGGGCTACCTGGCCAAGGGCGTGAGCGTGGCCAGCATCGCCAAGATCCTGGGCGTGTCCCGGTCCACGATGCACGGCCATTGCCAGAGGAGGGGGTGGCTGTGACGGGCAGGTGGAGGGGGTACCCCTGTCGTCTCGCGTTCGGTTCCGCCGCGCGCGTCTTGAATAGGTAGCCCTGAAACGCGCCGGGAAATTTTCCCGAAACCTTTTGCCCTGGGGCGGTTGAGGCGGGGGCCTTTTGTTCAAGGCCAGGGTTTGGTGGGCGGATGTCCGGGCGCAAGACGTAGAGCTCGCGAAAAAAGGCAGGTCGAGATGAAGACAAGCGAGAGGTTCAAGACAGTGCGGCACGAAGGCATTTTGCAGCGCCACGCGGCCACAGGGGCGCTCGGCGAGGCGTGGGTGGGCATTGGGTCGGTTTTTGGCGTTAGGGCCGTCTCGCGCCGTCCTGGCGCAAAATTCGGGCATTCAGGAAAGGCGGTGAAAGTATGAACGGCGAGCAACGAGCGGCGGAGCTGATGCGGCTCATGTCCGAGGAGGGCCTGTCTCAGCGCGAGGCGGGCGCGCGGCTGGGCATGAGCGAACCCAGCGCGTCGAAGTGTCTGAAGCGGTTCCGGGCGCGCACGGCCAAGGCCATGGCCTTGTCCGCTCCGGTCAGCGCGGCGATCAGGCAGCAACTTGACGAGGTGGCTGCGGTGGTCCGGCTGGCGGACGAGGCGCGGAAGTTGATCGGCCTGCTTCAGGATGTCCTGAACTGCGCTGACGATTCCGAGTATTACGCCATGCGCTCCAGGATGAAGCGGATCTGCCCAGGAGATCCGTCCAAGTTCCTGGTGGCGCTCATGGCCGAGGAGCGCAAGCAGGTGGAGCTGCATTTCTCCATGCGGGAGAAGTATTGCAACATGGAGCGGGTGGCCGAGTTCCAGCGCACGGTCATGGAGGAAATCCAGCGCGAGAGCCCGGAGACGGCCCAGCGCATCGTTGCGCGGCTGGTGCAGACGCGGACCCTGCGCGATTCGATCGACCTCGGCTTGCCGCAACCTGCGGCGGGAGGAAAGTAATGGCGAAACCAAGCGGCGACCTCTTCGCCTCCTTCGTCGAAAACCTCGCTTCGGCCGTGAAGGTCCCAGAGGCCCCTCCGGGCGATGTCGGGGAGTGGGCGGCCGGGACCTATGCGGGCGGGCAGCCGATCATTCTGGATCGGGGGCCGTTCACCTTTGAGCGGCATGAGTATCTGGTCACGCCCTATGCCGATGATCATCCGCGCCAGGTGGAGCGCAAATCGACCCAGCGCGGCAACTCCACGCGGGCCATGCTGCGCATGTTCCATGCGGCCCGATATCTGTCCATGGTCGGCATCCTGTACCTGTTCCCGTCCAAGACCGGCATCGGCGACTTCTCCCGCTCGCGCATCGCGCCCCTGGTCGAGCGCAACCCGGAGATCATCGGCCGCCACCTCAAGGACACGGACAGCGTCGGCCTGAAGCGGTTCAACGGCGTCAACCTGCTCTTTCGCGGCACCAAGTCCGAGGAGGGCCTGCGCTCGGACCCGGCCGACTTCGTCATCTACGACGAATTCGACCTGATGAGCGAGGGCGTGGAAGGCGCGGCCCAGGGCCGCCTGGAGCACTCGGACTTCAAGTGGGAGCACTATCTGTCCAATCCGACCATTCCGGACTTCGGCATTGATCGGAAGTTCCAGCAGACGGATCAACGCTTCTGGATGCTCAAGTGCCCGGCCTGCGGCGGATGGACCTGCATGGAGGATTTTTTCAATCCGTCCATCGGGCTGGATCAGGACATCATCGTCGAGCTGCGTGGGGAGGTGGTCCGCCTCTGCCAGCACTGCCGCGACGCTGCCCTGGACCCGGCCCAAGGCGAATGGGTGGCCAAAAACCCCAGCGTCACGGACATGCGCGGCTATGCCTACTCCAACCTGTGGAGCCTGTTCCGGTCCCCGGCGTCCATCCTGGAGGCCCTGGGCAAACTGACCACGCGCACGGCCCCGCCCTTCTGGAACTACGTCATCGGCGCGGCCTACATCGAGTCCGACGCCCGCCTGAGCAAGGAGCAGATTCTGGCCCTGTGCGCCGGGCACGGCATCGCGGCCCAGGATCGCGGCCCGTGCTGGATGGGCGTGGACCAGGGCGCGCGCTATCTGCACGTGGTCGTGGGTAAGAGCTTCCCGGACCGGATCGTGTACATCGGCGTCCTGCGCGAATGGGAGGACCTGCCCAAGCTGGCGCGGGATCTGGGCGTGCATTGCGCGGTCATCGACGGCATGCCCGAGACCCGCGCCGCCAAGCGCGTGGCCGAAAGCGAGGAGCTGGCCGGCAAGGCGTTCCTGAACTGGTACAACGAGGGCAAGCTGGTGGCCTGGGACGAGAAGAACCACAAGGTCGGCAGTCCGCGCACCGAGACCATGGACGACTCCCACGACGCCCTGAAGGACGGGGCGGTCGCCCTGCCCGCCGACTGCGGCCCGGTGCGGGAGTTCGCGGACCAGTGCCACAATGTGGCCAGCACCTGGGAAGAGGACGACGAGGGCAACCGTCGCAAGGTCTGGAAGCGCCTCGGAGCGGATCACTTCCGGCACGCCTTCAACTACGCCTGGATGGCGCGGCAACGGCTGCTCGGGAGTGGGTTCGGGGATTGTGACTTGAGCTAGAGGAGGCGAGATGATCACCCAACACAAAAACTCCCTGACCGGGGAGCCGTTCTTTCTCTGGGATCGTTCCGGCGCGGAGCCTGTGCGGTTGCGGCGGGTGTCCGGCGGCGTCGGGTGGCCGTCCAAGGGGCGGCCTGGGTTCTTGGTCGTGGTCGGCGAGGAGTCGGCCGCCAATCCGGATTTCCCGGACATGCGCACCCTGCATGTCGTGCGCGAGGCCCCGGATTGGCTGGGCGCGAATTTTCTCGGCGTGCCGTCCATGCTTCAGGCCATGACCGATATCCGCCGCGTGGACCGCGTGGCCGAATGGTGGGGCGAGGACCGGCCGGAATTCTATCCGGAGCTGCGCGCCCACAACCGCGCCCAGGCTGGCCGCCGGTTGCCGCCAGTGCGTATTCTGGCTCCGCGCGACACCGTCACGCCGGAATGGCTGGCCATGCGCGTCCATTTGCGGACCAGCGCGCAAAAGACCCTGTTCTTCCACCAGTCCGACGCGACGCGCGCGGCCTTGTCCGCCCTGGGCCGCGACCTGTCGGACGTGACCTGGTCCACGGCCCCGGAAGTGACGGCCCTGCTCATGGCTCTTTCGCCCCTGGAAACCAGGCGCGGCGAAGGCGACGGCCCGCGTGGCCGCTGGGCTCCGGCCGACGGCGTGGCCGGATATTGATTGCGCTCCGCTCGAAAATGCGTTAAAAACTCCGCAAAACAAGGGGGAAAAATGATCGAGTTTAAAAGTATGGACCTATTGAAACGCATCTGGAGGAGAATTTCTCCGGCGTATCGCAAACGGCAAGACGAAGCGTTAATGCAGAGCATTCGGTATTTGGTAGAGAATCCTTCCGCGGCCTGCGTGGTTGCAGGATCACTTATCCAGGGAGAGCCCCTTGCGCGTCTCGCCCATCATCAAGCAGGGGCTGACTTCCTTGGGGTCAACCTTGCGACGCCCGGCATCCCTGATGACCAAGCCTAGCCCCGCCCTGCGCGTCAGCGTGGCCACGCCGGACGCCATGGTGAAGATTCGACTGTATCCGGCGGACCAGTTTGATGGACCGCCGGATTTGTTCCGGCTCAAGATCGGACGGGAATGGGTGATGTCCGAGGGGAAATACACCTTCTTCACTCCCGCCGCCGCCCTGGAGTTCGCGGCCCGGTCCGCCGGGCTGGCTCCGACCGCTCCCGCCCGCCCCGCTATTCGCCGCAATGACCGCGTCCGCGTCACGGTTTATGATTCCGCCGGCGAGTCCATCGTGGAAAAATGTTTCGTGTCCACGCCGCCGTTTCAGGGACCAGACGGCCGCTGGCGTGTTTTTGTCCTGACCGTGCAGCATGGCCAGATTGCCATGCTGTGCGACGACGTCCGCCCTGCAGGGTAAATCTTAAAACCTGTCAATATCCCGAAAAAAATTTTTTTCCCTTCCCATTCCTTCCCATTCCTTCCCGCCTCTGCCCCTAAAACCTTCCCGAACCCATCGCCGCGCCAAGGCCATGGTACGCTTTGTCGTGCCGTGAATCCGCGCCACGGCACCCCGGCGCAACCGGGGAGTTCCCCTTTCTTCCCGGTTGCGCGGGTCTATTTCGAGGAAATCCATTGAGCGAATCAGTTGAGGTCCGCCTTGCGCGCATCGAGGAGATGCTTCGCGCCCATTTTGACCGCATCGACGAACGGTGCGGGCTCCGTTTCGATGCTATCAGCGACCTGGAAAACCGCGTGACGTGTCTCGAAGAATGGCAGGCGCAAACCAAGGGCGGGTGGATGGTGTTATCGGCTGTGTCCGCCGCCTCCGCGACGGTCGGCGGCCTCGTGGTCAAGCTAGTGGCGTACATGATCGAGGGGGGGCGATGACCTGGGAACAATTTTTTGACTGGCTCATGCGGTGGGAGGGGCGCGTGGTGCATCGCGACCCCCGCGACCCCGGCGGGCAGACCGCCTGGGGGATATCCCGGCGACATCATCCTGCCTGGGCCGGATGGGAACTTGTTGACGCCGGTACAACAAGCGGCCCCGCGTTCGAGCGCTTGGTGTCTGACTTTTATCGCGCCCAGTACGGCCACGAATGGGAGGCGCTCCCGCCCAGGGTCAATGCCGCGTTCTGCGATGCCGCGATCAACATGGGCACCGTGTACGCCGCGCAGTGCCTGCAAGACGCGCTAAATCGCCTTGCCGGAACAACATACGTCCTGGTCGACGGACGCATCGGCCCGCGCACGCGCGAGGCCGTGCGCCATGCGGCCGCCGACGGCGTGGCCTTTACCATGTGCGCCATCCGGCTGGCCGAGTATTGCCGCAGAGGCCGCAAGGGCGAGGCTCGCCGGGTGTTTTTGGACGGATGGGCCAGCCGGGTTCGGAGCCTCATGGAGGAGATATGAACGAAACGAAAAGTGTCTGGGCGTCGAAAACAGTCTGGGGCGGCGTCGTGGCGTTCGTCGCGTCCATCGCCGGGATTTGGGGCTATGCGATAGCCCCGGAGGAACAGGCCGTGATCGTTGATGCCGCCTGTTCCGTCGCGGCTGGTATGGGTGCCGCCGTCGCCATCCTTGGTCGCATCGTGGCCTCGAAAAAGGTCAAGTAGTGTGGCCTGGATCAAAACCTTTCTGGCTGGCCTTGGCGCTGTCATGGGCGCGCTGGGCACATGGTGGCGGCAACGGCAGCGCGCCCAGGCCTTGGCGGAGGCTCAAGCCGACGCTGATCGCATTGGCGCTGATCCCGTTGGCGAATGGCTGCGCCGCTACAACCCAGATAGCGCCGCCTCCGCCCCGCCCGACACTGGAAAGCATGCAGCCGACGAATGATGGCGGGCTAACGATGAACCGACAGGATGCCATGGAGTTGCTTTTGTACGTCGACCAGCTGGAGCGCCGATGACTTCGATATCCGCCGTGGACGCGCTGGGCTCCATGCTGCGAGCGGAGTTCGACGACGCCGCGGCCCTGCGGCGGCCGTATGAGGATGAATGGGTCGAGGCGCTGCGCCAGTACAAGGGCATCTATGCGCCCGAGGTTGCCGCGCGCATGGCCCGCGCCGACGGCCCGGAAGGCCAGAAGTCAAAAATTTACCTGCGCCTGACCAAGGTCAAGTGCGACGCCATTCAGGCCCGCCTGATGGATTTGCTCTTTCCCGCCAATGGGGCCGTGAACTGGGGCATCGAGCCCACGCCCGTGCCCAATGTTCGCGACGAGGCAGTAGCCGCCGGCCTTCGGGCTTATGCCGCGTCCGGTGGCGACCCCGCGTTGCTCGACATGGACGCCTTCCGCCTGGATATCGCCCGCGAGTCGTGCGTGGCCATGGAGCGCGCCATGCGCGACCAGCTCGCGGAGACGCCCAAGCGGCAGAGTTACCGCAAAATTTGCGACGCGGTCATTGCCCACGCCGTTCGGTACGGCACCGGCATCCTGAAGGGGCCGCTCGTGGAGACGCGGACCAAGACGAGCTATGCCAAGGGCGCGGACGGTGATTGGTCGCTGCAGCACGTCGAGGACGGACTGTGGCCGTATTTTGAATTCGTGCCGATATGGGCCGTGTATCCGGATCTGGCGGCCACGAATCGCCACGAGTTGCGTTTTATTTGGCAGGAACACCTGATGACCGGCAAGGACCTCCGGGACTTGATCCGGTTCCCGAAGTTCCGTGGCGACGTCATCGCCGAGTACGTCCGCCAGCACCCGGACGGCGACGCCGAGCTGCGTCAGTACGAGACCTCGGTGCGTTCGTTGTCCGAGGAATACTCCGCCCCGGACCTCAAGGGCAGATACCGCGTCATGGAACGCTGGGGGTATTTGACTGGCGCCGAGCTGGCTAATGCCGGCATCGAGATCGACCAGTCCCAGGATACGGAAATGTTCTCGGCCAACATCTGGATTGTTGGCAACAGAGTTGCCAAGGCCGTTCTCAACCCGCTTCAAAGCGTCGATTTCCCGTATTTCTTCTATCATTTTTCCAAGGACGAGTCGTCATTTTTCGGCGAAGGCGCGCCAAAGCTGATGCGCGACTGCCAGTCCGGGATCAATGCGTCGGTCCGAATGCTGGTCGACAACGCGGCCATCGCTTCTGGCCCCATCGTGGGTATCAACGTGCGCGCCCTGGCTCCGGGGCAGGACCCCGAGGCGCTGTCGCCGTGGAAGATTTTTCTGTTCGATGACGCGGCCGACATGGATCAGATGATGAAGACCTGGAATCTGCAGTCGAATTCCCAGGACCTGATCACCATTCTACAACTCTTCCAGAACTTCGCCGACGAGCTCTCCACGCCCCGTTATATGTACGGGGACCAGAACGTGGGCGGCGCCGGCAAGACGGCGTCCGGCCTGTCCATGCTCATGGGCGCGGCCAACATCGCCATCAAGAGTCTGGTCAAGAGCTTTGACGACGACGTGACCATCCCCTTCATTACCGCACTGTATCACTGGAACCTTCAGTGGTCTCCGGACGCGACCGTCAAGGGCGACTACAACGTGGTCGCCAAGGGCTCGACCAATCTTGTCGCCAAGGAGCTGCGCGCCCAGCAACACCAGGTGCTCCTTGGCGTGACCAGCAACCCGCGCTTTGAGGGCATGACCAAGGACGCCAAATGGCTGGAGCACGTCTTCCGCGACGCCGACATGCCCGAGGGGCTGGTGCGCACGGACGAGGAATTCCGCGCCTGGAAGCAGGAGCAGATGACCATGCATGCCAAGGCCCAGGCCCAGGCCATGCTCCAGGCCATGATGGAAGAGGCGCAAAAGGCGGGCCTTGATCCGCGCCAGGCGTTCGCCCAGGTCGCCCAACAGGTGGCCCCGGCACTGGCCGGCGCTCCCGGACCCACGCCAGCGCAGCCGTCCACGTCCGAGTTTGCCACGGAGCTTAGGCCGTGAGCGCCAACCCACTCGCGGACGCGACCGACCATGCCGGCGCTCCGGCGTTCCGCGCCGTGCTGGCCCTGGTGGAATTCCGGCTGGCATCGGCCCGCGCGGACCTGGAGACGGCGGCCCCGGAAAAAATTTTGTTCGCCCAAGGCAAGGTTCGCGCCCTGCGCGATCTGGCCCAGGATTTGAGCGGACGCAAACCCTGAACCTGTGGCGGCCCCGGTCCAGCCCGCCCGCCACGGAGACGATTATGTCAGACGAGATTTTAGACGACAAGCAGGCCGACGAGGAGTTTGACGCCGCATGGGCGGAAAACGAGCCTGCGCCCGGAGCCCCGGCCGCGCCCGCCTCCGAGCAGATCCACGGGCGGTCGCCCGCCGCCGAACCGTCCTCGCAACCGGCCCCGGAGCATGCCTCCGGCTCTCCGGTCACGGAAACGGACACGCCGGACGACGTGGAAGAACTGCGCAAAAAGGCCCACGGGTACGACTCCATGCTGGGCCGCCTCGAAGCCGAGCGCCGTCAGCGCAAGGACATCGAGGAGCGGCTGCGTCAGTTGGAACAATCACGGCAACAGCATTCTCCCCAGGCCCCAACCCCAGTTTCCGCCCCGGACGCCATCCGTCCCGAAGTCGAGGAATTACAACAGCGCGACCCGCAGCTCGCGGCGCTCGTGCTGGAGGACTCCAAGGACGGAGCCCGGCTGCGCAAGGCGCTTGAGGAATTTGGCGTGGACGCGGTCGAGGAGCGCGCCGAGGTGATTCGCCTTCGTCGCGACCTGGATTCAAAATTGTCCGGGATCGAGACGCAGACCAACGACGTGGCCCGCCAGACGGCCGTGCAGTCATTTTATGCGGCCGTGGCTGCCAAACATGCGGACTGGGTCGGCGTGGCCACGGACCCCGCGCGCGCGCACGAGCACCAGCAATACATGCTTGGCGTGCGGTCGTGGGCCGAGGGGAAGCCGTATGCCGAGGGCGCGCGGCTCTTTCGTATTATTGAACAAGGCACGCCGGCGGAAGTTATCGAGCTTCTGGACCGGTACAAAGCAGAACAGCCCGGCACCAGGGTCGATCCGCGCGCCAGCGCCGCCGACGCGCTGGCTGTGCCGAGCAGATCCGGACCTCCTCCCAAGGCCCGCGCCCCGAAAGACGATTTTGACGCGGGCTGGAACGAGGCTCCGAACGAGTAGGGAGAATTTTCATGGCATACACAGGCACGGCATACGGCGACATTTCGCCCCGCACAGGCGGTTACGCCTCCAAGGAATTGTTGAAGCGCGCCCAGCCACTGCTGGTCATCGAGAAGTTTTTGCAGTCCCAACCCCTGCCGGAACGGTCGACCAAGACCATGATCTTCCGGCGCTACAACGCCCTGGACGCGACGCCGACGCCGCTCAGCGAGGGTGTCACGCCCACTGGCAAGAAGCTGACCAAGACCGACGTGACCGTTGACTTGGTGCAGTACGGTGATTTCGTCGAAATATCCGACATCATCCAGGATCACCATACGGACCCCGTCCTTCAGGAGACAATGGCCATCCTGGGCGAGCAGGCCGCGCTGATGCTGGAAACCGTCCGCTTTGGCGTTCTCAAGGCCGGGACCAGCGTGACATACGCCAACGGTGCGGCCCGGACGGACGTCAATACCGGCATTACCCTGGACCTGCAGCGCCGCGTCACCCGCGCCTTGAAGCGCCAGAATGCCCGCGTGTTCACGTCCGTGGTCCGCTCCACGCCCGACTTTGGCACGGTCAACGTCGCTCCGAGCTTCATTGGCCTGTGCCACACGGATTGCGAGTCCGCCATTCGCGGTCTGGCCGGCTTCAAACCGGTCGAGGACTACGGCAATTACGGCGCGATTTACGAAGGCGAAATCGGCAAGGTCGAGGACGTGCGCTATGTCGCCTCGACGGTCTTCCTGCCCTGGGCCGACGCCGGCGGTCTCAAGGGGACCATGTTGTCCACGGCGGGCACGAATGCCGACGTGTACCCCATCCTGTACCTCGCCCGCGACGCCGCCGCCTCCGTCCCGTTCAAGGGGAAAAAGGCGGTGACGCCAATGGTCCTGAATCCCAACGTGCCCCGTGGCGGCGACCCTCTGGGTCAGCGCGGTTCGTGCGGCTGGAAGGCCGCCTCCGCCGCCGTGATCTTGAATGACGCCTGGATGCACCGCCTCGAAGTCGCAGTACCCGCATAGACAGCGGAGGGGGTCCGCCCCCTCCTTTTTAAGGAGACTCCATGAGCAAGCAGCCTGATAATTCCTCCCAGTCGGCGACAGACAACGCGCCGGCCCGCCCCCGCGTGACCATCATTATTCCGTCCAGCTCCGGCAAGGGCGGCAGCGACGACGTGTTCGCATCGGTCAATGGTCGCGACTACCTGATCCGGCGCGACGTGGAGGTTAGCGTGCCGCCGGAAGTGGTCAGCGCCCTGACCGATGCCGTGATCACGGAACACATCACCGACGAGGCCGGGCGCATCGTCGGAGAGCGGAACGTGCCTCGGTATCCGTTCCAGGTAAAGTGAGGTGGCCATGAAGGCAAAGGACCTGTTCCTCCTGGTTTCCACCAAGCTCCAGGACATTGAGCCTGGCATGGATAAAAGGTGGCCATGGGAGAAAGATCCCGCGGCCAGTCGCGCGTCACTGGTGGACTTCCTTAACGCCGCGATCCGGCAGACAGTGCTTTCCCGCCCAGACATCACCGCAAAAACACAAAGCGTGCAGTTGGTGCAAGGCGTCCGGCAAACAATCCCATCGGACGGAGTTTTTCTCCTTTCCGTGGCGCGAAACATGGGAACCAATGGCTCGACGCCAGGAAAGCCAATTTTTGCCACCGGGAAGGATTCCCTTGCAGCGTATTCGTGGACGTATGCCGGATCCGAAATAGACTTTTATTATTATGACCCGCTTGTAGACAAGAAGACGTATTATACCTTGCCAGGAGTTGGAACAACAACGAGGTGGATTGAAATATCGTATTCCGTAAACGCGGGCACCGTGGCTACGGCGAATGACGACATCCCAATCCCAGAGATGTACTCTGACGCCCTTGAACACATGATGCTGTATCATATCCTTTCCGGAGACTCTTCTGCATCAAATCTTGCCTTGGCTAAGTCGCATTACGACGCATTTTATATGGCCGTTGGCGCGGACGTGTCCGCAATAACGGCGGCAAGGCGCATGGCGGAGCCGCAATCATGACCTACCGTGACATGCTGCCGCTCGTTGTCTCCGTGGTGCGCGGAGCCCCGATCCCTTGGGTGGAAACAGAGCTGCGCGAATCAGCGCTCGCGTTCTTTCAACGGTCGTCGGCGTGGATTGAAGACCTGGACCCGGTCACGCTGGTCGCCGGCGAAACGACGGCCGAACTCGACCTCCCGCCCGGCGCGGCCGTTGCCGTTCTTTTGTCGGCCAAGGCAAACGCCGTCCAGGTCCGCCTAACCCGCGACGCGGCAGGGGCTGGGAATTCAATCGTATTCGCCAGGCCATTTCCGGAGGACGTGGAGATAGCCGCTACCGCCGCGCTCAAGCCCGCGTTTTCGTCGCAGGGGATACCAGACGATATGCGCGAGTTCGTCCCAGCGATCCTTCATGGGGCCATCGCGCGCCTCAAGGCGCACGGCGGCGTGGAGTGGTCCGACCCACAAGGTTCTGCCCTCGCGTTGGGCAGATATAAAGACGAAATCGCCAGGGCGCGCCGCCGGTCTCTTGTCGGTCCAAATATCAACACATTGGCTGTTCGGCCGGTGTCCTTTATCTAGGAGCTAGTATGTCCAAGTTTTCTAATTATCTCGAAAACGCCATTGTTGACGCCACACTTCGCGGCGTAGCCCTGTCGGTTCCCTCTGGCACGTTTTTGGCGCTGTTTACCGCGGACCCCACCGATGCCAATGTGACAGAAAACGAGGTCAATACGACCGCGTGGCCATCGTATGTGCGGCAAGACGTCGCCCAGGGCGGCGCCACGGCGACCGGCTGGACCGCGCCGTCCGATGGAGTCACCAGTAACGCCAAGGCGTTGACGTTCGCGGCGAACAATGGCGCCGGCGCCGTGACGGTCACGCATATTGGAGTCTACGACTCGTCTATTGGCGGCAACCTCCTGTATCATGCGCCACTCACGCAGGCCAAGACGCTCCAGGTTGGCGACGTCATTTCGTTTGCCGTCGGATCCATCACCGTGACGCTTCAGTAGCCGCATGCTTAACGCGTCCGCGCTAAACGGCGTCGGGCTCAACGCAGCCGCTGGAAGTCGGGTACAACAGGGCTCGGCCTGGGCCGAGTCGGGGGCGGCCGCCGCGTCCACGGCCTTCATTCTTGCGCGCCCGCGCGCGTCCGTCGTTGCGTTGGCGCGGTGTGTCACGGCGGCCTTTCAGTCGCACGCCACGGCAGCCGACGCCGTGCTCGCGGTCTCGGTTCTCGCGGCCCTACCAAGGGTGCGGCACGCCTCCTCGTCCTCGACAGGAGCAGAGGCCGTTGCCGCCGCCATCGCGGACGTTACGCGTTACGCCACCGCCCATGCCACCGCCCTGTCCGCCCTGGCCGCCACCGGCGTGCGGACGACGCACGCGTTTGGGCAGGCATCGGCACGGGCGAGCCTTGCGGCCGACGATACGGTTATAGCCAAGCCGTCGGTCGCGGCGCCCGCCACGGCGCTTGCGGAAGCAAGCCCTTGTGTGACGCGGCATGTCGCCGCGGCCGTCGTCGCCGCGTCGACCGCGTCCGCGTCGGCTGGCTACGCCTATTCCGGCGTGGCCGCGATCGCCGTGCGCTGCGCCGGATTCGCGGCAGCAGGGTATGGCGTGCCGTCTCTGTCCGTGCTCGGAGCCAGGGCGGATATGTACACCTATGCTCGGCAGCGCCACGAGGCGCTTGCCGAAGCGTCACGTTCGCGGGCGCTCGTCGCATGCACGGCGGTCGCCTTGTGCATGGGCGAGGCGTCGCCCATGTGCCGCGCGTTCGCCTCGGCGTCGGCCACGGCCGCCCAGGGAGCGGCGCGGGGGCTTGGCGGAGCCGTCGCCATGGTTGCTAGCGCTGAGTACTGGTTCCTCGCTCGCTCGGAGGCCCCGGCCGCAGCCTTCGCCGCCGCGCGAGGCGACTCCGCGCTGTCCGCCCTGTCCGCCCTGGCCGCCACCGCGCTCGTGCGCGTGGAGACCACGGTAAACAACGAGTTGGAAGGGTTTGCCGATCCACGGGCAGTTTCGGACATCGCCATGGTCGCCCAGGGCGTGGTTGTCGCCCCGGTTGCCGTGCACTTTTGGGGCACGGCTGCCGTACAGCCAGAAGCGACGTATGTACACCAGTCTAGCGCATCGGCGCCAGCGCCCGCCGCGCTTTCGCCGGCGGCCCTACGGGTTTTGATGGGGGCCGCGTTTATTCCGGTCGCGGCGGACGCCGTGGCCATTGGTCACTGGGAGTGGGGCGGCGCCGCGACGGCGGGCGCTTCTGTAATGTCCGCGGGGTTCGCGCTTCAACGGCACCAGGCATTCGCCAAGGCGTTTGTCCGCGCCGCGCCAGACGCGCAGGCAACATGGGGACACGGGGCGATGGCCGCAATTTTTGCCATGGCGGGTGTTGACGCCATCGCGGACCGCCATCGCATGGCCAACGCGACCCCCATGGCGTTCGTCAGCGCCACTGTCGCCAGCGCGGCTCAAACCCACGCGGCCACGGGCTGTTGTTTGGCGGAAGCCCTTGCCTTGGCCTTGGCGCACTGGCGCAGGGATGGCGCCGTCGGACTTTCCTGCATGGCGGGCATGCTTGTCGAGTCAGGGCAGGATCACGCGAGCACGGCCGCGAGTTGGGCCGAAAGCGTTGCGTCGGCCACGGCGAGCCAAGACCATGGCGCGGAGTTACATGCCGTGGCTACCGCGAACGATACGTCCGCCGCGTGCACGCATACACATGGAGCCACCGCCGCGATGGCCGCGTTCGCGGACGCGCTTTCGACCGGGTCGTATGGGCACATGGGTCTTGTCGACGTGCCGTGCCCGGCACTGTGCGTCGCGGAATCCATTGGCAACCCAGCCGCTCGCGACCCGTCGGCAAGGACCATGAGCAGACCGCGCGTTGAGCGGGCAATGGCCAGGCCGTTCGTCGACAGGGCCATGAAGACAACATCCGCATAAAAAACGGGGAGACAATGGCAATACTTGGAAAATACACCAAACAGCCCCGCGAAACAGAGACCTACACGATTAGCTACGCCGACGACCTGACCGATGGCGACGAGGTGGTCAGCGCCTCCGGGGCCATCGCGCCCCAGGGCGACCCCGAGGACATGGAATTGATGTCCGTCAACCACGACGGCACGTCCGTGCGCGTATGGCTGCGCAAGGGACGAGACAGGGTGAGGTACAAGATCGAGGTGACGGCGACAACTGGGGACGGTCGAATTTTGCAGGACGAGTTCTATGTTACGGGCAAGGAGTACTAGGCGATGGCGCAGTTATTTGGGAACAACGCAAGTGGCAAGCTGGCCGCGGCCGTGGATATCGACGACACGACGATTGTCCTGGAATCCGGACAGGGAGCTAGGTTTCCGACCCTTGACCCCGGCGACTATTTTGTGGCCACTCTTGCGGGCATTGTCGACGGCCGCGAGGTGGAATGGGAGATTGTCAAGGTTGTCGCCCGTGTTTCCGACACACTGACGATTGCTCGCGCCCAGGAAGGGTCTCCCGCGAAACCCTGGCCGCCGGAGACTATTTTTGAACAGCGGATCACGGCCGGCATTGTCGCCGACCTGTACACCCAGGCGTCGGCACCAGCCCTTTCCTCCCCCGGTCCGATCTACGTCACCCAGACAAAAACCATCAGCGTCACCAACTATGACGGGTTTTCTATCTACGCCGTATCCGCGACCAGCGGCGCGGCGTCCATTTCCGGGGACACCATCACCTACACGGCTCCGGCCACGTCGGGCGCGGACACGTTGACCGTGACCGTCAACGGCTCCGGCCGCGACGTGGCCCTGGACATTCTGCCCGCGTCCGTGGTCGCCCCGACAATAACCAGCCCCACAGAGTCCGCTGAAATTGCACCGACAAATGTTACCATCGCCACGTCCGCGTTCGCCACGGTTGGGCAATCCGACACGCACCTCAAGAGCCGGTACGTGATTAAGGATTCCGGAGGGACAACGGTTTATGATTCCGGCGAATCCGATAGCCTGACCAGCGTCGTCGTCGCCAGCCCTGGCCTGACGCGCGGGGCCGCGTATACGATCACGGCCCAACATCAGGGGCAGACGCTCGGTTGGTCCGACTGGTCGGCTCCGGTTGCGGTCACGATTTCAACCATTGGCCGGGGCGCCCGCATCGACGACAGGGCCACGGTCATTGGCAACGCGGACGGCACGCCGTTTACGATCAACGGCCAGCAGGTCTGGATTGCCGTGCTTGATGCCGCGTACCGTGGCGTGTCGGTCAAATTCGGTACCTATGGCACGGACACGGCCCTGCCAAGTGTCACATCCCCGCTTGGCACCATGACCCTGGGCGAATCCGAGGCGACCATGGACGCCCGCGCGGCGGCGGAGACCAACACCAGCGCGCACAACGACGATGTATGGATGGGCTACAACACGGCCACGGACAGCCAGTCCATCGTTGGTGTGCCCGCCGTGGCCATGTGCCGCGTTATCAGCCTAGGCGGAACGCCGTGCGATCTACCGACGGCCAAAGTCCTCATGCGTATTTGGCAGCATCGGGATTTTATCGACGCCCACGACCCGACCGCTGCCGCGAACACGGCCAAAAAGCTGTCGAACTGGGGTTTTGGCAGCGCCGGTGGGGCCGGCGTCTGGTCCTCGTCGGAGTACAGTGGCGGCAGCGCGGTCCGCGTGGATTCCGGCGGAGACGTGAACTACGGCTACAAGAACTACCAGTTCGGGGTTGTTCCCGTCCTGGAGATCCCGGCCTAGCGCGCTAGCCCCGAACCTTGAACCTCAAGCAAAGCGCCGCCTGAGCGGCGCGGACGAACCATGGCGAAAAAGCAATCAGGCCCGGCCGACGAACACGCCCAGCCCTATGAAAAACGGCCCGTGTACCGCGTGGCGCGCGACATCCTGCGTGAGGCGCACGTGCATGCCGCACACATGGGTAAGGCCTATAAATATACCATGGGCGAGACGCTGCGCCTGGCCGCCCAGGGCCTGGCCGAGTCCATCTTTCTTGCCTACTCCGCGCCACACGGAGAGGAAAAACTCAAACTTTTACACGACATCGGCGCAGTCACGCATCGCCTGCTGATCAACTACCGGATCGCCAACGATCTACAGCAGGTGGAGCGCCGCGCGTACGTGGAACAAATTGACCGCATCGTGAGCATGATCCGCCAAGTCGAAAAATGGGCACAGTATGTCCAGGATCATGCCGAAGCGGGGGCTGGGCGCGGCCAGAGCATGGCGACCACCGGAAGCCATGGAGAGCCGGCATCTCGGGCCGCGTCGCCTGTCAGGGCAGAGGTCCCGGCGTAAGCCGGGACAGCTTCGCGGCGCGGAAACGTGCCGCGCGGCGTGAAGCACGCGGCCTTGCGCCAATGGGGCCAACGTCTGGTCCTCGTCGGAGTACAATAACAACAACGCGGTCAACGTGAATTCCGGCGGAGACGTGAACAACAACAACAAGAACAACCAGTTCGGGGTTGTTCCCGTCCTGGAGATGCCCGTGCGCCCAGCCCTAACGCTCCATGATCACTACGCCTATACCGACCTCGTCGAGGCGTATCTGGATTGTCGCCGCCGCAAGCGCAACAAACGCAGCGCCGTGGCCTTCGAAACCAGGTTCGAGCGCAATCTTGAAATTCTGCGCGACGAGGTCAATTCCGGGCGGTACGCCATTGGCAGGTCCAATGTCTTTGTCGTTACCCACCCCAAGCCGCGCGAGGTATGGGCGGCCGGGTTCCGCGATCGTATCGTGCACCACCTGGTGTTCCGCGACATCGCGCCCTGGTACGAGTCCGGGTTTATCGAGGACTCGTTTTCGTGCATCAAGGGCCGCGGCACGCTGGCCGCCAGGCTGCGGGCGGAGCGGTTCGCCCGCCGGGCCACCGAAAACTGGAGCCGACCAGCCTGGGCGCTCCAGGTCGATATCGCCAACTTTTTTGTTTCCATTGACCGGCCCGTGCTCTGGGACGTGCTGCGGACGGACATTGGCGAGACGTCGTTGACGGCCCGCCTTGTGCGGCAGATCGTGTTCCATGACCCGACAGCGGCGGCTGTCAACACCACGCCGCAGTTGTCGTCCCTGGTTCCACCACACAAATCGCTTTGGCACTGCCGCCCTGGTTGCGGCCTGCCAATCGGCAATCTCACGTCGCAGTTCTTCAGCAACGTCTACCTGGACGCCCTGGACAAATTCGCCAAACACGTCCTCGGCGTCCGCCATTATGTTCGCTACGTGGACGATATTCTTATCTTTTCCCGCGACCGTGCCCGCCTATTCGCGTGGCGCGACGCTCTGGACGAATGGCTGCGCGACAACCGGGCCACGCACCTGCATCCGGCCAAGAGCCGCGTCGTTTCCGCCGATGCTGGGCTGAATTTTGTCGGCGGGGTGATCCTGCCGTGGCGCACGTATCCGCGCCGCATGACCGTGGATGCCGCGCGCCGCGCCTTTCTAACCGTGGCCGGACACCCGCTGTCGGCCGGGGCACTTGAGTCCGCGACCAGCTATCTCGGCACCATGCGCGCGGGGATGGCCTCGTTCGGCCTCCGCCGCGCGCTGTGCCGGTCCGTCGCGCCTTTTCTGTCCGCTGATTCCGGCATGACAAAAATTTACAACTAATGGAGGTTCTTGTGGTTTTTTTCGATACGACAACTCAGCATTGCTATACAGCCGCCGGTCTGCGCCAACGCGGCCTGAACCCGGAAAACATGCCCGCCCTCGTGGCCATGGGCATTCACCCCGTGCGCCACAATCCGCCAGCCTACGACGCCAATCTGTACACGCTGGAGCCAGACGGGGTTCCCGCACCAGCGTCTGACGGATGGTATGAACAGCGTTACTCCCTGGCCCCTGTCGCCGTGGACGCGGCCAAGGCGCGGCTCAAGGTCGTGGTGCAGAACGAGAAATGTCACATGCGCGATCGTGGGGTGGAGTTCGAGGGCATGACCTGGGACACGGACGGCGCGGCCCGCATCGCCTATGTCGAGATGGCCGCCAAACTCCAGAGCGACCCGGACTACACCACGATTTGGCGCGCCAGCCCTGGAAGTTGGGCGTCCATGGACGCCGCGACGTTCGCGCGATTCCAGGCCGTTTACGAGACCCACGTCCAGACATGCTTTGCCTGGCAGGCCGAGCGCGAGGCCGAAATCGACGCCTGTACGAGCATCGACGAACTCACGACCGTGACATTGGCCGCGCCGGGGAAATAGGCGCGCCGCTATTTTTAAAAACGGAGGCGATTCATGGCGACGATAGTTATCCCGACATTCAAAGGCATGGCGCCCCGGTTGCACGAACGGCTATTGCAGCCCGGCCAGGCCCAGGTTGCAAAAAATTGTCGCGCGGACAGGGGCATACTGGAACCCGTTTTTGGATTCGGGCCGAGCGTTGCCGCCGGCGGGCCAGGAACGATTTTTAAGCACCCGCACCTTGGCTGGATGAGCTGGTCCGGGATTGTCTCCGTCACCAACTCGGCGGTGACCGACAGCGGCGGGCATTTTTTCGTGACCGGCGACGGGTACCCAAAACAGAGCACGACACTCATGGGCGGCGCATACCGTAGGTTGGGCCTTCCAGCTCCAGTGGCGCCGCTGTCCGTGCAGCTGGGCGAGCCGCGCATCGACCCGACGGCGGACACGGACGCCGACGGCGTTAGCGATTCACCCAGCGTGGAGCGCTCGTCTTCGTATTGCTACACGTACGTTACGGACATGGGCGGAGGCGGGCTCCAGGAAAGCGCGCCGTCCCCGCCAACAGGTGTTTTTGACGTGCTGGATGGGCAGACGGTGACGCTGACAGACTTTGCGGCGCCAACAGTATCCGGCGTGGTCGTGTCAAAGTATCGCATCTATCGCACGGTAGGAGGCGGGTCGTCGTCCGCGTTTTTCTTTTTGAAGGAGGTTAATGTCGGCGTGTCGGCATGGGCCGATGATATATCAGACGACCAGGTTTCAACGGACGCATTGGCCACGGACGGGTGGAATATGCCGGAAGATGATGCTACAGGCATAATTTTAACGCCGAATGGCATTTATGCGATGCACCGCTCCAACGAGATACTGCTGTCAGAGCCGTTTATTCCGTATGCGTATCCAAAAAAATACAGGATGTCGACGCAAGAGCACGTTGTCGGCCTGGGTTTTTTCGAGTCGTCCATCGTTATTTTGACCAGGGGGCGCCCTTTTTTGTTGATGGGCTCCACGCCGGAGTCAATGAGCATGCAGCCGTTACCCTTTGACCAGGCATGCGTCTCGTCTTCCTCGATTGTGTCCATGGGGCAAGGCGTGATGTACGCCAGCCCGGACGGGCTCTGTCTTGTCGGCCCCGCTGGCCAGCAGGTTGTTACGAGAGGAGTTTTTACCAAGGAACAATGGCGCGCCATGGAGCCGTGGGGCATGCGCGGAGCCTGTTACGAGGACAAGTATTTCGGAGCGCTACCAGACGGCACGGTGCTTGTGTACGAATTCGCGACGCAGAGTGTTTTCACGCTGGCGACGGGCTCCGCCGTCTCGTCCATGTTTCATGACGTCGCGTCCGACAGCCTCTTTGTGTGCACGGAGGGCGAAGTACGCGGGCTTGGCGCGTCGTCCGTCCCAATGACCTACACGTGGCGTTCAGGGGAATTTTTTACGTCGGCCCTGGTGTTGCCGTCGGCGCTACGCATCGAGGGGGGGCAAACCCCGTCCTCGCCGATCGTCGTGCGCCTGTTCGCCAACGGCCAGAAGCGCCAGGAGTTTTCCCTACTCCGCACGGAAACCGTGCGCCTGGGAATCGGTCGGTCTGAAAAGAATTGGACCATCGAGATAGAAGGGTCTGCTCCGATTTTTGAAATCAGGATATCCACGTCGATAGAGGAGCTGGAACATGGGCGTTGATGATTCAAACGACGTTATTGACAGAGAGCCAAGCCTCCCGCCCATCCCAAGGGCCGTGTCAGGGGAACTACAGACCGCTCTTTCCGCCATCCGCGAGCAGCTGGAGCGGATTTCCGGCAAGATAGGCGGTGCATCCGCCCGCGCCGTCCGTCTGCGCGACCTGGAGAACGGGATTCTTTCCCGGTATTTTACGCCCAGCGACGCCAGCAAGGCGAAAAAACCCGGCGCTGGCGGTAGCCGTGTGCTCAAGGCCCCCAGGAATTTGAGATATGAACACCTCGTGTTCGCTATTCGTTTGACGTGGGAAAACGTGGAGGAAGACTATTCCCACGTGGAGATATGGTGCGCCACGGGATCGGCGGTCATTGACGACGCGGTCATGACTGGCGTCGCCACCCGACCGATGGCGGAGTGGATTCACAACGGCGTGTCCACGCGTTTTGACTACACATACTGGATCCGAGCCGTGGGATGGGACGGATCGGTCTCTCCATGGTGCCCCCCACAAGGGCAGGGGGGCCTGATTGTGCCCGCGCCAATCGACAACACCATTGAAGAGATTTTAGATATACTGATCGGGAACCTGACGGAGGACCATCTGTACCAGGCGCTTAACGAGCGGATAGCCCTGATCGACGGTCCGCCAGACCTGATAGGCAGCGTCGCGCAAAGGCTCGAATCCCTCCAAAAAGATATCGGCGCCCACATAACCACCGTACAGACAGAGCTCGAGGAGGCGGACGAGATCACCGCCAGCCGGGTCGACACGGTTTTCGCGGCCACGGATTCAGCGTTGGCCGCGATCCAGACCGAGCAGACGGCACGCATTAACGCGGACGAAGTCGCCGCCGAACAGGTACACGCGCTCTTTGCGAAGACAAGCGATAACGCGGCGGCGATCCAGACCGAGCAGGCCACCCGCGCGACGGCGGACGCGGCCCTGGCCTCGCAAACCACGCAACTGCAAACAGACGTGGCCGGAGTTCGCGCATCCGTTGTGTCGGAGGCGTCCTCGCGATCCGCGGCGGACCAAGCACTTTCCACCAAGCTCGACAAATTGACCGCCGACCTTGGGACAACAAACGCCGCGATCCAGACCGAACAGACCGCCCGCGTCCACGCGGACACGGCCCTGGCGTCTACCGTCACGACGCTACAGACAAAGGTCGGCGCGAACACCGCGTCAATCCAGCAAGCCATGCAGTCCATCGACGGCATCGAGGCCATGTATTTCCTCAAGACCAACGTCCAGGGCCACGTTGCCGGTTTCGGGTTGATAAACTCTGGGATTTCGTCGAATTTTATCGTGCTTTCCGACAAGTTCATGGTGGTGGCGCCAGGCGTGACGCCCAAGGTTCCGTTCGTGGTCGGCCCCGTGGGCCAGCGCGGCGTGTACGGCGTGGGCATTGACGGCGGGTTGGTGGTTAACGGAACCATCATGGCCCACCACCTGGACGCCGGCAGCGTCACGGCGGACAAGATTGGCGCGGCCCAGATCAGCGCGGGCCATCTGGCCGCCCACTCCGTCTCCACGGACAAGCTCGCCGCTGGCGCCGTTACGGCGGACAAGATATCCGCCGGCGCGATTACGGCCGACATGATCACGGCGGGGAAGCTGGACGCCAACCTGATCAGTCAAAATGGCATTCCGATAGACAAGATCGCGTCCGGGGTGGTGATCGCTGGAGGGGGAGGGACCACGACCGTTACCGTCCCGTCCGGCGGCTCTGGCTCGCTTATTTTTGTGTCATGGTTTGGCCGCCGGGTCGAGGTGAAGAGTGGCGACCAGACGACTGTCAGTCCAGCGGCGGTCACCATCTCCGGGATACTCAGCAAGACATTTGAATACAGGAGTCTTCCGGACGGGTGGGGTGAGTCCGCCGCCCAGGGGTCATGGACCCAGCCCGTGTATTCTAGCGGGAAGATCACCATCAGCCAGACCGGCCTGGCCGGGTTCACGTCGTATGTTGCATACCTCACAATTAAATAATGGCTCGCTACTGATACGACCAGGCCTTGGCGCTTCGTGTGATTTTTGGCGCCAAGCGTGGTCGCGCATGGAGTCAGACGCCGTGGCCGATGTTGTTTTTTGCGACGGAACGGTTGCGGACGCCACCGCGTTTGCCCTGGAAATGTCCGCGCCGCATGTGCATCCGTTTTTACTGTTTTGGCGCGGTGAACCGTGCGGTATATTCTGGCTGACAAACCTTGAGGGGCGCTCGTGCCGCGTGCATTTTGCCCTGCATGCAGAGCATGTCTTGCGTGCGCGAGAAATTGGCCGCGCATCGTTGCGCATGTTGTTGCACGGCGACAGCGCCCTTGGCTCAATTTGCTTTGACGTTGTTGTCGGGATGGTTCCAGAGTGCAATATGCGCGCAATAAATCTTGCGAAAAAGAGCGGCTTTAGATATGTTGGAATAATTCCAAATGGCGCCTGGATAGCAAAAAAAAATAAATCCGTAGGCATGGTTGTACTTGCAGCAACGCGGGAGACAGTATGAAGATTTATACGCGTGTCGTGATGGATTGGGCTGGTGATGTTTTAGCAGCGGAATCTGAAGAGTATTTTGGTCCTGTACTTGAGTGCAAGGGGTCAAGCTCGTCCACGTCCGTTGACGAAGAATATAACGCAAGATTAGCGACAATCCAGGAGCGGCAACAAGAGATCGCCGACGAGTATTTTGCGTACTGGGGTGAATACCAAAAGCCATACGAGATTCAGCAGACGCAAGCCAACACGGAGCTGTTGCCGTACGAAACAACGTACTCCAAAAACAAGCTCCAGGACCAGATTTCCACGATGGGCATGACGCAGCCGCTCAAGACCAATTTTTTTCAGCAGGCCAGCCAGGGTAAGGATGTCCAGGGGCAGATGGCCCTGGCCCAGGCCGACGTGGCCAAGGGCTTCCGGGACACCCTGGCCGCCACGAGCCGCGCCATGGGGCGCATGGGCGTGAACCCAGATTCCGGGCGGTTTGCCGGCGTCAACGCCTCCAATGATCTGGCCAAGGCTGCGGCCGTGGCCGGCGCGCGAACTCAGGCGCGGGTGTCCACCGAGGACGAAAACTTCAAACGGCTGGCGCTGGGGATGCAGTACGGCCAAAGCGGGAGCTGATCATGCCTCTCTACAATGTGCAGAATTACGCCCAAATGGGCATGAACGCCCAGAACAGCGCCGCGTCCACGGCGGCGAGCATACGGCCGGGGTCAAAGACGACACAGAAGACAAGCACCTCCGAGGATGTCGTCCAGGGCGGGCTGGCCCTGGCGAATTTCGCCGATACAGACGCTGGCAAGTTCGCCGTGAAGCAGTTCGGCAAAATTCCGTCGCTGTTTTCGTCCGCGCCCGGCGCGTCGGCCGGGTACGCGGGCGCCGTCGCCGACACCACGGCCACGGCCGCGATGTCGAATCCCATGGCCCTGGGCATGGGCACGGCCGATGCCGCAGCCTCCGCCGGCGCGGACCTGGCAGCATCCGCCATGTCCGGCACTGGCGCGACCACGGCCGCGACAACTGGCGCCACGACGGGAGCGGCGGCAACAGGGGCGGCGGCAACAGGCGCGGCGGCCACGGGAGCAGCGGCAACAGGCGCGGCGGCAACAGGCGCGGCGGCAACAGGGGCAGCGGCCACGGGAGCAGCGGCAACAGGAGCAGCGGCCACGGGAGCAGCGGCAACAGGCGCGGCGGCAACAGGCGCGGCGGCCACGGGAGCAGCGGCAACAGGCGCGGCGGCGGCCGGGGGCGCTGCCGCGGCCGGGGGCGCTGCCGCGGCCGGGGGCGCTGCAGCGGCAGGGGGCGCTGCAGCGGCAGGCGCCGCAGCCGCCGGGGGCGCGGCGGCGGCCGGGGGCGCGGCGGCGGCAGGAACAGCGGTCGCTGCCGGTGCGGCAGGGGCGGCCGGGGGAGCAGCCACCGGAGCCGCGGCCGGGTCCGTGGCCGGGCCTATCGGCATGGGCGTCGGCGCGTTGATCGGGCTGGCCGCATCGTTTTTATAGGAGGCGAAAATGAGCTGGAACGACATTCATCAGGCCATTGGCATGTTGCAGCAGCACGATGTGCGCAACAGACAGAAGGCCTATTACGACGAGCAGGCCCAGGCTTCCCGCCGCGAGAACGCCGAGGCCGAGGCGGTCAATCAAAATTTCAACGCCATGGCCCAGCGCTTTCGGGAGACTGGCGGAAATTTCGACGCCTTGATGCCCATGGTCAAGGACGGGCACAGCATGCGCGCCTTGGCGCAGGTGGCCGAGACATATTCCCAGACCGAGGAGGCGCGCAAGAAGGGCGCCGAGGCGTCCATCGCGACTGGGCTGACCAACCTCAAGCAGTTCTCCGAGGCCGGGACCAAGGCCGCCCAAGCGCAGCCTGGTAGCGAGGAATGGCAGACCTGGACGCGCCAGGCCGCTGCCTTGTCACCCGTGCCGGTCCAGCTTGGCGCGTATGACCCCCAGACAAACGAATTCGAGATGGTCGAGCGCGACCAGTTTGGTAGGCCTGCCCAGGCCGGCCGCGTTTCCGGGGCGGAAGCCATGCAGCGCATCAATCAGGCGCTGGCCGGAAGCGTGACCACCAAGGACGGACGGGTGGTCAATAACGAGTATCTGCGCGCCTTCCTGTCGCGGGAAGCCTTGCGCCGCTCCGCCAATCCGGCTGCATTCGCCGATCCGTCCACGCACACCTATCTGCAAAAGGGTGGCAAGACCCTGACCGTTATCCCGCAGATTAACGCCAACCCGGCCCTGGACAGGCATTTTGTTGTCGTTGACCCGGAGCGCGGCGCGACCGTGGCCACGGACCTGGACGAACTGGTCAAGCAGGGGTGGACGCCGACCAGCCGCGAGCAGATGAACACGGATACGAAGTACGCCCTGGACGCGGCCCAGGTGGCCAACCAGTCGCGCAACGCCGACATTTCCGCCGGGAACCTGGCGCTGTCGCAACGCAAATACGCCGACGAGCTGGGCGGAAATTTCGGGCTCAAGGACCAATCCACGATTTTGAACACGACCGTCGACAATCTGCGCGCGCGCCAGAATGACATTCTGAAACAGTACGCGTCTGTGCCCCAGATTCCGGCCGGCGCGAATCAGAGTGTCATTACCGCCCTGTTGTCCGACGCGGAGCAGAAGGGCATTGCCGCCATGCGCGAAAAAGCCCGATCTGGCGACGCCCAGGCCCAGCGCGACTTGGAGGAGTACAGCCGCAACGAGGGCGACTATCGCACCCTGATGAGTCGCGGCGCGGATCTGGCTTTTGGCATGACCGGCGGCGGACGTCAGAAAGCTCCGGCCGAGTTGCCAGGGGAAATGATGGCAGCGCCCGCCGCGCCGTCGGGAGTTGGAGCCATGCGGGGCAAGGTGGGTGGTCGCGCGCCAAGGGCCGCCGCCCCTGTCGCCGCGCAAGGCGGCCAGCCCGGAGAAAGCGAAAAGCGCGCCCTGTTACAGCGCCTGCGCGCCCAGGGCCTGTCCAAGGAAGAGGCGTTAGCCCGCGCGCGCCAGGCGTTTCAAAAATAGGAGCCACCCATGCAGCATTCCGTTGTCGACGACGACCTGTCGCGACTCGCCGAAGAGGTTTATGCCGAGCCCGCCCAAACAGCCCTGGGCGGTTCTTTTTTTGACGACGACCTGTCGCGCCTCGCCGAGGAGGTTTACGCCGAACCCGTCGCCGCCCAGCACGACAGCTTTGGCGGCGACCTCGCGCTTCAGGCGCGGGAGACGCTGGCCGCCGCACCTGCCCCGGCCCAGGACGACCCGCTTGGCCCGGCCATTCTGCGCGGCGTCCAGCGCGCCCCAGCGGCTATCGCCGAATTCATGTCCGACGCGGCGACAACGCTTCCCGGCTCGCTGATCAAGTCCGGCATCGAGGAATCCAGGCATTACGCCCCTAATTCCCCGGCCTGGATCGCCCGCCAATTCCCGTTGACCCGGCCCGTGGCGAAATTCTTGCCTGGCTATTCCGAGGACGAGCTGGCCCCGGCAAACCTGGGCATGCGGTCCGTTATGGACGCTGGCGCCGACTGGCTGTTGGCCAAGGGCGCGGCCAACCGCAAGGATATCCAGGACGTCCGCAAAGCCATTGACGCGGGCGTGCCGCAATACCGCCAGGGCAAGGACTTCATCGACAATCCGGCCCTGTTGCTCAACCCGGCCTACCTGTCCGAGGAAGCGCTCAACGCGGCAGGGTCCATGCTTCCGGCCCTGGGCGCGGCCATGGCTGGCGGTCCGCTGGTCGGCGGCATGGTTGGCGGTTCCCAGGAAGGCCTCGGCGCCCTGGGGCAGATGCTGGACGACAACATGGCTCCGGACGAGGCGTTGGTGCGTTCCGGGGCCTTTGGGGCTGCGTCTACCGCGCTCAATGCCCTGTCTTTTGGCAAGATGCTGGACAAGTCCGTCATGGACTCGCTGGCCCAGCGCGGCGCGAAAATTTTGGCTTCGGCCGGGGTCGAAGGTTTTACCGAATGGCTGGAAGGCCCGGTCCAGGCCCTGGCCACAACGGTCGGTAATCTGCCCGTGCTCAAGGACGGCTCCACCGTGGCCGAATCGGCCCGGACCGGCTTGGCCCAGGCCAGGACAGACGCCCGCCCCGACGACGTCGTTGGCGCGGTGACGCGCGCCGCCCGCGAGGAAGCGGCCGTGCTGCCGGGCGCGATCCTGACCGGCGGCGGCATCAATGCCCTGACACGGGCCGAAGACGCCGACGGCGTGATTGACTTGACGGACGTGGTCGGCGCGCCTGCTGCTTCTTTTCCGCCCCACGCCCCAAGCGGCCCCGGTGCCGGAACTCCGTCGCCCCGAATGGGCATGCGCGGCCAGCACGACGAAGTGGACCTGCTGGCACAACCAGCTTCATCCCCGGCCCCGCCCGTCCCTGCCGCCCGCGCAGTGGACGCCCAAGCCGCGCGCCTGACGGACATGGACGCCCCAACCCAGCCCTTTGCGCCGGAGCCCGACGCCGCGCCCACGGACGAGGATTTGGATGCCGTGACGCGGAGCCTGTTCTCCAAGCCAAAAAGCGAGGTCATCGACCTGACCGACGTGGCCCAGCTGCCAATCACCGTGGAACAAGCCCCCAGCCAGCCGTTCAGCACCGATGAGGTGCGCGGCATGCTGCCGGTCTGGGAGCAGCCGACCGTGACGCCGATGTTGGAGCAGCCAGCCCCGGCGACCCTTGCCCCGGCCCCGTCCGCCCCGGAACCGTCCGTCTCGAACGCGGCCCTTGAGTCCATGGACTATGACCCGTTCGCGGAGGATGGCATTTCCGCCGATGACGCCGCGCTTGTGGCCATTGCCGACGAGCTGTGGCCCGACGAGCCCGCCCCGGCGACCCTTGCCCCGGAACCATCCGTCTCGAACGCGGCCC